AAGAAACACACTACTGCGGGGAATGTCTAGTCAACAAACCCTTAAGAGGCCCGATAAGAGTAAGAGCGTAGTGATTTCTGGTGGTAACGTCCCGGATAAGCTATACTCCCAAATTGTCAAACAAGATAGAGCATCCCCGGTGCTCGAGCCTGCCAAGGTGACATCTACGGGAAAGGACATTGTGCGTAAGGTTACGTATGGTCCCAAACAAAATGTTCGTAGACAGAAACAGAAACTGTCTGCCGTTACCGATCATAAGACAGTAGTGAACGCTGTCAAATCCTATCAGTTCACTGAAGCATACAGAAGTGTGCTTCTCAACTTGCCAACTGATCAAAGATCTTTGGATAAAGTTAACCACTGGATCAAGATCAACAAACGAAACATTGATCCGACATTTCAACACTACTGTAAAAGTTGCGGTGATGTTGATTTTGAGCTATGCGTATGTAGCATAGCAGTGGCTGCCGAGCCATTAGTCAGCTTGGCTCCATTTGTTTCTGAACGCTATAAACACACTGGCGTATTTACAGATGGTACTTTAAAACAGAGGTCAATTGACTTTGATCAGATAAACAACCACAATATAGGCAACATGGGAACAATGACAAACAATTGGTTCCATCCCAACCGCCCGGTTGTTAGTGACAGTATGATTGACGAAGAGATGTATAATTATCTCTGTGTCAACCAACATGTCAAATACCCTAGTCGCGCATTAAAATTAGAGCATACTCACCGCCTTGCTCTAAAGTATCTAAAAACAATTAAAGTTGATGATGCGCAGTTGACCTCTAGGGAGGCGAAGATCATGGCATTAACAATTAGTCGAGCCACCGACCAAGTTGAGATGTCATATTTATATGGGGAAACGGATCCCAACTTTAAACGACCTTTTCTTTCAGCCCTGTTAGTATTTGTCGTTGGTTTTCTCATAAATTGCGCTCTTGCGTTAAGTTTGCTGGTTTGTCTAACAATATCTATAAGTCAAACCCTATTTTGGTACCCACCACTTGCAATCATCCTTGTAAGCTTGAGGACATTGCTCCTTGGAAGTGTGCCAAATTATCGAACAACGTCGTAGAGCGCAAGCGTTTGCTGTGTAAAAAAGGTTCTTTTACATCAGCTTTCAATTTTCCGTTTCGAGATCTTATCAAGCCAATTGTTCACACCAATTGCTTGGGTAATGAAGAACTAGGTCTTCGGAACAGATATTTGAAGAAAACGCCAAAATTACAGCTTAACAAATCAGTTTTAACAACTGCTGTCAATGATTTGATTAGAGCTATGGAACCACACTTTGATGGCAAAATTACCTATGATGAATTCATGGATGGCAAAAAAGGAGCATTAGGGCAAAGGTACCTAAAAGCAGTAGACAAACTGCTTGAGGAAGGATTTAATGTCAATTTAGATTCCCGAGTTACTCCTTTTGTCAAAAACGAGAAATATTTCGAGGACAAACCACCAAGACTGGTTTATTCTCGTGATCCTAAGTTCACAACTTTGTTCTCACTATACACTATACCACTTGAAAGAGCATTAGTTTGCTTACCACAAGTTGCCAAAGGCTGCAATTACCTCGAGAGAGGCGCTAAGTTTTCCCGTTTGTTGGGAGCTTGGCTCTTGGAGAATGACTACTCCAAGTTTGAGTCTACACAACGAGTCCCTTTGTATGATTTAACATTTGTCCCAATATTAAAGCATTTCTTCCCTAATGATCAGCATATCCTTAAATTGTTTGAGTTATCTCATACTAAAAAAGGTCATACGATGAATGGGTTAATGTTTAAATATTTTGGGATGATGGCGTCTGGTGACGCTCATACTGGACTCTTAAACACCATTTTAAATTGGGTTGCTTGTCGGTATTTTGAGATTATCAACGGTTATGGTGAAGGTGAGTTCATTGTCGATGGAGATGATGGCGTGATAAAGGTGCCTCTAGGTGCAAATCCCAGAGACACCTTTCTTGATTTCGGGTTTGATGCAAAACTAATACTAAGACAAGACTATCATGATGTAGAGTTTTGTTCTGGTAAATTTATGCAAATTAGACCCGGTGTCTTTTATCAAGTTCAAAATTTCCATAAGTTGTTGAACTCTGTACCAAATATGATAAATAATAAATTTTCGAATTCTTTAGACACTTATTACGGAAGTTTAGGATTTATGTACAATACTGTGTATGACGGTATA